GGGGGGGCCTGTCCAATAGGGGACACTTTCACAAATCCCTTATATATCAAGGAGTTATTAGGCAGCGTTTTAGTCCCCTAAATCCACACATTCTGAGAAGGTTACAATACTGTTAAGTACGCTTAGGGCGGCTACCTTTTCGTGAGGAAACACTAACCCGCTGTACTTATCCAAGACCTCCTCAAGCTCCCCGTACATCTCGTCGTACGCTGACCTACTCTCTGTAAAGTCAGGGTGCTCCGTCAGGGTGGCTACTTTTTCGTCTATATCCATGAAGCTCTCCTAGGGTTACCGGCTACGTTAAAACCGTTCATAAACTTGTCAATCTCTTCCCTAAGTAGTGCATCTTTCCTAGCGTTTATGGCGCTGTCGACGTCGGCTGCCATCTGTTCCACCCAGTAGGCCACACCCATTGCTAGGGCATCTAGCCTATCGTCGTGCGCTAAGGCTCCTCGGGCTTTCGTTATCCTCGTGAGTTGGTACGTCAGCATATAGCGCTGAGCCTTCTCGGGAGGGAGGTGCTGTACACTGTCGAAGTCCCTCTGGATGACCTTGGGGTCTATGACTAACCGGTGCTGATTCATAACGGGTTCTAGCGTGTCTATGATCCTGAGCTCTTTCTGCTTACTATGGCGTACTTCTTCCATAGTCACAGGGTATATCCTCTGGATAACAGGCTTCAGGAGCTCGCTAAACATACCGTCACCGAAGTTACTCTCGATGAGGACCATATTTACCTTATGATCTTTGGCTATATAGCTAAGTCTTTCTAATACCTTTTCGCTATAACCACCCTCGATGCCCCCAGCGTCAGGGACGTAGAGGATACCGTTCTTCATCTTGACCACAGCATAGGCTGTTTCATCCGCACCCCTACCAGAGGGGTCAATAACTAGCACTGAACCATCATAATCCACGTAGTCGCCCACAATGGCCTCTGGAGCGAAGAACTTATCACCCGCTAGGCCGACATTGGGTAGCTCCTTAATCTCCTTCATAACGCCATACACGAGCTTCTCGGGGGCTTTATCCCTGTCACAGGACATAACCATCAAGTCTGAGAGCTTCAGGGGGTATCTGTCGGTGTCTGAGAGGCTAGTATCCAGCATAAACTGGAGGGCAAAGCCTGATCTACCGTAGGATAACTCCCTTTCTAGGAGGTCCTCATCAGTAAACCTCATAGGATCCACTGGTTGGCCGTCTAAGGGACTCTCTGCCTTACCCATATCATCCCATAGGGTAGGGGCCAAACGTGTCCCATAGGCCCTCTCAGAGCCTTCTACGCTAGGGTATCTTGCGGGCCACACCCTCATAGCGTATCCACGCTCTGTTAAGGTGTTGTAGAGGCTCATTTCGCACTGAGGTGTACCGAGATAGATTATTTTTCCATCAGGTTTGAGGACAGCGTCGAATTCCTTTACAGCCTCCCCCAGCTTCTCTCGCATCCCTTGGGTCATGGAGTTGTTAGGGACCTCTACGTCGTCGGCAATGATGATGTCGGCACGGCTACCCGTAAGCTGGCCTGTGATACCTACAGATTTGACTGAGGCAGACCCAGATGCCTTAGCGGGTCCGACGTCGAAGGCGATCTTGCTCCAACGCTGGCCCTCTGCAGCCACTAAGTGCTGGCACATGGGCAATTCTAGGATAAGGCGTTGGGTAAAGGTGGAGAAGTCGTCGGCTCTGGCCTTACTCGCTGAGACCACCATGAACTTCTTGTCGGGATCTAGGAGAAGCTGGTGAACAACGAAGGCGGCGGTGACGTAACTCTTACCAACCCCACGGAACGCTTCCACGATAGCCCTCTTGGGGCTGTTCTGGAGGTAGTCGGCAATATCATATTGGACTGGTGTGGGATCTGGGAGCGCTAGGTGTTTCCATACGATGTACAGGAAGTTTCTAAAGTCCTGCAACTGCTCAGGTACTTCCATAATTCCCTCCTACAGGGTTTACTCTGCCTCAGCTTGCTCGAATGGCAGGTCTTTTAGGAGACTAGCCAAAGGAGACTCAGGGGTTATGACGTCAAGGACAGCGTTATTGTCTTTCAGGAACTTGGTAGCGACCGAGAGTTCGGCTGAAGTAGCCTCACCTGACCGGACACGGGCCAAGAGTTCCTTAGCAACGCTGTCGTGTAGTTGATCTAGTATATCTTTTTCCATGTTAGTAACTCCATACCATGGGTGTAGCGTCCCGTATGTCAACGTGGACGAAAGTCTTCGCTATCCCTATACCCGTGAAGCCCAGGGCCATCGCTTGGCAAACCAGAGCATAGCGCTGACTGCCGCCGGAGACCTGTATGTCTGCAGCGATTCCCTCTGCGTGACGCCCAGCTTTTGGTTTGTGGGCTTCTGCACTGTGTGAAGGGTCACGGTAGCCGCTAGTAACGACGAAGGGGAACCCACAGGCTTCTCGGAGCTCGTCGAGACGGTGGATGAACTCGGGTTTGATCTCGTTCCGTCCTGTCTCTTTACAGACGAACTCGTCCTCTGTGAAGTATTTATACATAGCTACCCCTTCATTACCTTGGCGATCTTCTCACCACTACGGCCTACCACATAACCACCTAGACCGAGCTGTAGCAGCATCCACGCCTCGTCACGTAGCGGGGTGGCTAGGAGTCCGAGGGAATCCCCGACAGCCAGCACGAGAAAGGTCAACATCGTGATGGGCCGCCAAGCCGCTACTAGGAAGTGTTCACTCTTGGCTTCTGCTGCCACGATTGCTTGCTGACCTGCTAAGGCTTCCTTCTCATAGTCAAAGACTCGCTGCATTGCTGCTGCTTGTACATCTAAGACATGTGCCTTAGCCTGTAGCTTCTCCTCGGTAGAGGTGTGTAGGTCGTCTACTAATTGAGCGGCAGGTTTGAAGATGCCTGCGATAAGGTCAGTTATTCCAATCATAATTAGCTCACCAGTCTAAGGAAGTCGGTGAAGCCCATTGTAGTTGCGAAATAGAATAGGCCGATGCCGATTGATATAGATTTGATTTGTAGGAGGGTCTGGGAGATACCATCAAGGCGTACCCTGAGTTCTCCATGACCCTCTCGTAGAGCCTTCAGCTCTTTCTCCGCAAGCGACATTCGCCATTCGAGATTTTCTAAAGTTGGTTCCGTCACAGGACGCTCCTCCAAGATTCGTATGTATTCCCAACAGCGTCCACGCTATCCTCTTCTCCAGTGAGTGAGGCACATCCAGCCGTAGGCCAGATGGTGTTGTTATAGGTAGACATGGGTTTATCTTTGGTCAGCTTCTTAGTTGTCGAAGCAAACCCAGAGTTCCTAAAGAACCCCGCAAGAGCCTGTGCAAAGTCTGGATCGTATAGGTACGCCCTACTTGCCTCAAGATCCCTTCCGGCCAACATGAGGATTAACTTGCAGTTATCCCCTTCGGCCTTTCCGGTTATTGTTGCCACCTCGTAGCCGTCCTTACGGACCTCGACCACTAGGTGTTCTTCTGCGTAGTGTTGAAAGTCCTGAGCCAATACGGAGAACTTCTCCCCGCTGGTCAGCCCCGAAGCAAAGGGGTAGGTCCCTTCGTCTAGGTTGCTCTCACACTCGTCAAAGAGTCTGCGGAGGACTTCGAGGTCAACAGTGGTTACTGCTTGTACTGTGTAAGCCATTAGTCGCTCCTTAATTCACACACGACATCTACGCCTGTCGTAGTGCCGAATGGGTTTGTTGTCTCACTGCTCCAAGTCCAGAGACCGCCACTATAGGACGCATTGTCTCTGTCGTAAGTCTCGCTTCCGATCTTGAGCGTAGTGAAGGCCGCTACATCACTGTTGGTAATGCCTGTGTCGGTAAGCTCTAACTGCGGCTGGTTGTTGCCCCAAGACGCCTTTTCGATGGTGTAGCTACTGTCGTCCGCAAGTGTCGCAGATGAAGGAGACACCGAGCCGTTTGTGCCGTATCCGTAAAAGGTTACTTTATCAGCGTCCCAAGTCCCTACATTCACCGTGAAGGTGGTTATGAGGTTAGGATCCCCCGCCTCTTCCTGCTCGGTGAGGGTAGTTAGGAGGTCCCCTGACATAGGACATAACAAGTCTTTTAGTATAGTCATCAGACGACCTCACATTTTAAGCTAGTCCCTGTGGTCCCTAGCGGGTTAGTGGATTCAGTCCACGTCCATCGCGATACCGTAGGGTAGGCGGTAGCAGCGTCTGTCCGGTAGTACCGAGTTGTCCCTATCTGGAGATACTCGAAGGCTTCTGCCCCTCCGTCCCCGCCCACCTCAAAAGTGAGAGTATTGT